ACATGGCGGATATTGCACCCAAACTAATTCATCTAAGCGCTGAGGAACTACTCGCGCTCCACACGAATGTCCATAAATCAGCGTCTCCCTCCTCGGCTGAAATCGAGGTTCATCACACCATTCTTAATGAGATGGCTAGACGCAAGATGGAACGCCCAAAGGATGATTGGGATAATTACGAGATTCTAATTGATTCAATCGATGATGTAGACCTAACCTCAATTGCTGGATTGCCAGCCGAGACAGTCCTAGATGTAATCAAATCAACGGGCGATACCGTGGGTAACATCAAAACTTTCTTTACTGTCAATGGTTATCAAATGCGAATTGAGCAAGTTGCAAAAGCCGAGGATAGTTTTACTCCTCCTCAATCAGTAAGAGATGCGGCGCAACGAGCAATTGAATGGATTGATAAAGGTTTTGCTGGCGGTGGATTTACTTCAGTCGGTAGAACTAGAGCGGGTCAATTAGCCCGTGGTGAAAGTGTTTCTATCGAAACCTTGAAACGAATGAAATCTTTTCTTTCTCGACATAAAGTTGATGGACAAGCCCTCGGATTTAATCGTGGTGAAAAAGGATTCCCTAGCGCTGGTCGAGTGTCATGGGACGCTTGGGGCGGAGATGCTGGATTCGCTTGGGCAGAATCAATGGTGGAAAAATATGAAAACGAAGTTAAAAAACACGGAGATGGTGACCAATCCGCACATGGAAGTTGGGCTACTGGAACTAGCGGTGGAGAAGATAAGGGTTCGACTGGTCGCCCCGCTATGGCACCTGATATTGCTCCCAAACAAGGACAATCTAAAGAAGCCATTAGAGAAGCCCAAAGATTAAGAAAAGATGCCGAGGCAGTCGAGCCAGTTATTACTGGATTGATGGAAGGTATTGCAAAAACAATCGGCGCTGATTTTCCTGAAATCGATGGCAAGAGTTCGCTTACAGAAAGATTAAAGTCCACAGATTCACTCGCTCGCAAAATTGATGCCGATGCAGAGAAAGACCATCGCGGCGATAGAGAGAAAGCGGCAAACGCAATCTCTGATGCGGTTCGTTATACACTCAATGTTGATGATAATAATTATGCAGACGGTGTTGAAAAAACAATCAACGCGGTAGAACAAACTGGTTGGAAAGTTGAATCGGTTAAAAACTTTTGGCAAGCAGGTGACCCTTACGATGGCACTAATATCAAGTTGAGTAAAGATGGCGTCAAGGTAGAACTACAACTTCATACTCCAACCTCTCACAAAGTCAAAGAAGTAGATTTACACGATGACTACGAGGTGTATCGAAAATCTACAAATAACACAGAGCGCCAAGCAATGTGGGACAGAATGGTAGACAAGGCTAAAGCAATCCCTAGACCAGCAAACATGGCAAAACTGCTGACCATCGGAACGCTTGTAACGCAGACTTTTGAGACCGCTCAACAAGCAGGTTTGGTAAAATCAACGGGGGTTGATATAATGTGGAGAATAACGAGAGGAGGTACAGCCGTATGCGATATTTTGCAAAACTAGGCGCAGATAACGAGGCGATAAACATTTATCGTTTTGAGCGTGGAGAAACAGCCATGGTTGAAGATAGATGGGATATTCGTACTAAGAGTTGGATGGATAATCCCGATGCTGATGTCGTCCGCTATTTAACCCAAGGCGAAGGCGAGTTCCAAGAAGTTACCGAGGAAGTAGCCCGTCAAATTTTTCCTGATGTATTCACAGAGGAGACTACAAAGGCGTTAGGTAAGTTTGATTTACAAAAAGCCGAGGGCGAAAAGCGTTACACCCTAGGTGCTATGTATATCCCTGATATGGAAGATGCTCATGGAGAGTGGACAGATTCAGATGAATTACAAAGAGCAGTTTGGGATTATGTAAAAAGCAATGACCGTCGTATTCGTTTACAACACAATAGAGATGTAGTTGCTGGAGAATGGGTAGAAGTTATGGCTTTCCCATATTCATTAACAGTTCCAATTAAAACACCTGAAGGTCAAGATTTAGAACACACATATCCACCTAATACAGTTTTTCTTGGTGTCATTTGGGAGCCTTGGGCATGGAACATGGTTACCGAAGGAAAGATTCGTGGCTATTCAATTGGTGGTAAAGCAGAGCGTTTATTCGTTGATATAGACTTAGAAAAGAACGACCCAACTGTATCCGATGTACATGTTGATACAATAATGTCACCGTCAAAGAAAAAACCAAAGAAAGTAGAAACCGTATGAAAAAAGATTCACGGATGTTAGCGGAACTTCGCAAAGGACCTTTGGCTGGTATGGACGAGGACGAGTTCAAAATGATTGAAGAAGATGTAAAAAAGTTTGGTTTTAACGGACTTAGTGGTTACGCAAAATCAACAGTTCAACGAGCAATACGCCTAATGGGTGGAGAGATTAACAAAGCAATAGAAAGCAAACTATTAGCATTTGAGAAAAATGTTTCAGTCGGAGATAGAGTTTCATGGAACGCATCAGGTGGAACAGCAGAGGGTAAAGTTTTAAGAATTGAACGCTCAGGTAAAATCAATGTTCCTGATTCATCATTTGAAATTGAAGGCTCAGAAGATGACCCAGCCGCGTTAATTGTTTTATATCGTGATGGTAAACCAACTGATACTAAAGTTGGACATAAGGTCTCAACACTAAAAAAAAAGTAATACTTGAAAAGCACGGCGACCATGACCAATCAAGTCATGGTTCTTGGCGTAATGGTGATGACTCCGAAGGTGAAGATTCATCAGAGCCAAAAAACAGTAAACAAAATTTTGTTCCCTACAAAGATGATTCTGAAGAAGAGTTTGAAGAATTAGATGCTGATGACCCAAAGTGGATGGATACCATGGATTATCCAAGAAAGAAAAAGTAATGCCAAGCGTTATTGATGACACAATGCAAGTTCTTAAATCTATGGGCATTTCTTCTTATCGAGTTTCAACCCCGCCTGGGTATGCAGGAATTCAAGTAAATCTACCTAATGATTCTCAAGCATTTTTTGTTTGGACAAAAATAGACCAAACTGACTTTCATTTTAGGTTGGCTCGGTTTTGGGCTAATGAGAACCCTTTTTCAATGTGGGTTTCACCTAATTTAATCGAAGCCCTAACCAAGACAAGGGTTTTAGCAAACCAATAAATAGGCTTGAATTACACCTATGGTATTCTTTGTCTGTCAAGACCCGAGGTTAGTTTTATTAGCCCTATGCTAAAAAGACTCACCTCTAGTTTGTTAGGAGCATAAATGTCAAAACCCCGTACCCGCAAGATGGTGAATTTAGCCATCGAGGAAACGAGTGGAGTAGACCATCCAGCGCACTTACATGAAGGTTGGCTTGTAATGAAGTCAGCATCCGAATCTGAAGTTCAGAGGGTTCTCGACAAATCGCTGACCAAGGAGGACTCCAACATGGAGGATATGAAAACTACCGAGGCAACTGAAGTTAAGGTTGAAAAAACCGTTGAGGAACAATTAGCGGCGGCAGATGCCCGTATCGCTGAACTCGAGGCACAACTCGCCGAAAAAAACCAAAAGCCTGAAATAGAAGAATTAAAGATGGCGATGAACGAGGACTCAATGAAACCTAAAGTGGATGAGGAATATATGAAATCCGCTCCCGAATCAGTTGTTAAAATGATTACAGACTTGAAAAAGCAAGCAGAGGAGGCAACCGCTGAACTTCGTAAAGAGCGTGAAGCCCGTGCTGATGCTCAATCAGTTGAAAAAGCAAAGGGTTGGGCTAATCTCAATCTTAATGCTGAAAAAGTTGGACCAGCGCTTCGTCGTTTGTCTGAAACAGATTCAGAACTAGCAAAGAGTGTTGAAGAGATTCTTTCTTCAGTCAATGCTCAGGCTGAGTCAGCATCAATTTTTGCAGAAATCGGCAAATCTGCGGACTTCAAATCAGGTAATGCTTATGAGCGTATGACTACGCTTGCTAAGTCTGCCGTTGATGAGGGTGTATCAAAGTCAATGGCTCAAGCCATTGCCGATGTTGCGTTAAACAACCCTGACCTTTACAGCCAATATCTAACCGAGAAGGGTGCTAAGTAAAATGGCATTTGAATTTAGTAATTATTCAGTAAAAATTTCAAGAGTTGCTGGCGCTGACTTATCAGCCCTTCAATACACTTTTGTAAAATTAAGTACAACTGACACAGTTGTTACTTGTTCAGCCGCAACCGATATTCCAATCGGTGTGTTGCAGAACGCCCCAACATCAGGACAAGAAGCCGAAGTTTTAATCGTCGGTGGAACTAAATTAGTCGCTGGTGCAACTGTCGCTATTGGCGACCTACTAGGCGTAACATCAGCCGCAAAAGCAAGCGTTGTTACAACAACAGATACAACTAAGTATGTTCTTGGTAGTGCCATCTCAGGTGGTGCAAGTTCTGATGTAATTACCGCAGTTGTGAACTGTGCTAACCCAACTAGAGCGAACTAAGGAGATATAACTCATGCCACAACCAAATATTAACTCCGTCCATGTGGACGCAATTCTTACAAACATCTCGGTTGCTTATTTGCAGAACCAAGATAACTTTATCGCTGACAAGGTATTCCCAGTAATTCCTGTCGATAAGAAGAGCGATAAATTCTTTACCTACACCAAGAACGATTGGTTCCGTGACGAGGCTCAACGCCGCGCTGGTGGAACTGAATCTGCTGGTGGAGGTTACGGTCTTTCAACTGCTTCTTATAGCGCAGATGTATTTGCGTTCCATAAGGATGTAGATGACCAAACTCTTTACAACGCAGATACACCTCTAAACCCTCTTCGTGAGGCAACAGAGTTTGTAACTCGCCGTTTAATGCTTCGCAAGGAAATTCAATGGAACACAGATTTCTTCGCTGGCTCTATTTGGGCTAA